TGGTAATTTGCAGCCCGAGGTTTTTTTATATGCGACAATCATAGGTAAAACACTCGCTTTTAATACTTTTAGTTATATGACCCCCCTCCAGCCCTCTGGTTACAAGATTACTGCTATAGCCCATTTATTGACATAATATGTCACATAGTGACGAATAATAACAAAAAATTGACGCTTTTCATTATGGGCTTACTTGTAAACAAAAAACAACTTGCGGAAATTCTCGGCAGAAATGAGGCCACTTTGACAACGTGGCAACGTGACGGTTTACCGATTGAAACAAAAGGTGGTCGCGGTTCGTGGAATCGTTACGACACGGCGGACGTTATCAACTGGCTAGTCAAACGTGACGTAGAAAAAAGAATAAAAAAACATGCTGGTGAAACAGAGTGGCACGACTACGAAAAAGAACGGGCGCGGCTCACATATCATCAAGCAAATAAAATCTCACTGGAAGAACAAGTATTAAAAGGCGAGTTGATCCCGGTTGATAAAGTTGTTCAAGTTCAAGGTTCAATGGTGAGCGCCTTTCGTGCTCGTTGTTTATCGATCCCCACCAAAACGGCACACAACCTTTTGTCGTTAACAGATCTTAACGAAGTGAAATCTATTTTAAAAACGGAAATTTTTGAAGCGCTAGCAGAGTTGGCAGATTTTGAACCAGAGCAATACGACATCGTACAAGCTGAAACAGATAACGGCGCTAGTAGCCCCGCCACCTGATTTCACTGTGTCAGAATGGGCTGACGCCGAACGGCGATTAAGCCCCGAAGCAAGCGCGGAGCCGGGGCGCTGGCGAACAGATAGAGCGCCATACCAAAAAGAAATATTAGACGCGGCGGGAAGTGCAGAGCCTCAAACTATCCTTTTTCGCGGTGATGATGGTGAGTTGAATTCGTACATTATCAGCTATGTTGATACGGCTGTAATGATGAGTAGCGCGCAGGTTGGAAAAACGGAATTACTTTTAAACTTAATTGGTTATTTTGTAGATCACGATCCCTCCCCAATTTTGTTATTGCAACCCACAATAGATATGGGCCAAGCATTTTCAAAAGATCGACTTTCGCCAATGGTGCGCGACACTCCCGCACTAACTGGAAAAATTGCGGATTCAAGTAAAAAAACTAGCGGCAATACGATTTTACATAAATCGTTTCCCGGCGGACACATAACGATAGCTGGCGCAAACTCTCCCGCCTCACTGGCATCAAGGCCAATTAGAACCGTGTTAGCGGATGAAGTGGATAGATATCCGTTAAGTGCTGGAAGTGAAGGAGATCCACTATCATTGGCAACCAAACGTACTTTGACTTTTTGGAATAAGAAAAAAATAATCGTCAGTACGCCAACTGTTAAAGGCGTTAGTGTTATCGAACGTATGTATGACGATAGCACACAAGAACAATATTGCTTGCCTTGCCCTGATTGCGGACACATGCAGCCTTTGAAGTGGGCCAATATTGTTTTTGATTGCGCTGGCCACACTTGCGAAAAGTGCGGGGCTATCAACGATCAAGATAAATGGAAAAAACAACCGGGTGTATGGATTGCACAAAAGCAGCACCCCACTACACGCGGTTTTCATTTAAACGAATTGTTAAGCCCATGGCGGCGCTGGGAACAAATCATAGCCGAGTTTAAACAGGCTAAAAAATCCCGCGAGACATTAAAAACATTCGTCAATACTTCACTGGGTGAAACTTGGGAGGAAGAAGGCGAAACAATAGACCATTCTGTCTTGTACTCACGCCGCGAGCATTACAAAGTTGAGGTTCCTGCTCAAGTCGTTGTTTTAACTTGCGCGGTTGATGTGCAAGACGACCGGCTAGAAATCGGTGTTGAAGGATGGGGAGACGGCGAAGAAAATTTCAAAATAGACTATTCAATTTTGCGCGGTGATCCTTCCCGGCCTGAATTGTGGAACCGGTTATCTGAAACATTAGACAAGCGCTATACACACGAAACAGGCATTCAAATGCGTATTGCTTGCACTGTTATTGATAGCGGCGGTCATTATACACAGCAAGTATACAAGTACGTTAAACCGCGTGAAGGCTTGCGGGTTTACGCTATCAAAGGCCGCTCAACAGTGGGTAGCCCCGTTGTTAATAGGCCAAGTAAAGCAAATTTAGGCAAGGTTTCATTATTCACAATAGGAACCGATACGGCAAAAGAAACAATTTTTGCACGGCTTAAAAATAATGAACCGGGTGCTGGCTATATTCATTTCCCGGTATCACCTTTATTTGATGAGGAATATTTCGCACAGCTTACCGGCGAAAAATGTACTACTAAATACGTAAAAGGCCGACCAGTAAAAGTGTGGGTGAAAACCAGAACGCGCAACGAGGCGTTAGACATAGCTGTCTATAATTTGGCGGCCTTGTACATACTCAACCCTAATATAAAAATACTAAAAACTAGGTTGATGCCGCAACAAGAACCAAAGCCAGAACCGGAACAAGAAAGCAACTTTGATTCAGTTGTAACCCCACGTGCAAAAAATAAAAAAAGAAACAGGCGCGGCGGTTATATGTCGTCATGGAAAAATTAAATGCTACCACTAAAAATAAATGCTGGTGATACGGTGTCATTCATTGAATCGTATTCAGAATATCCGGCAACCGATAACTGGTCACTGCTTTTTGTTGTCGTGAATGGTCAAAACAAATATTCGGCAACAAGTAACGCTAGCGGTGATATGCATAATTTTCTCATTTCTTCCGCGACTACTGCAACATGGGCACCGGGTGCTTACAAGTCTGTACTTTATGCAATACAGACAGACATTAGACATACTTTAGTTGTTGGTGATTTAGAAATCATTCCTGATTTGACACAAAGTAACAGCGATCAACGCCACCATGTAGAGCGTGTTTTAGATGCCATTGAGGCGACATTAGAAAACAAAGCCAGTACTGATCAACAATCCATGTCGATTGCAGGCAGATCTATTGCGCGCTATTCATTTTCAGATTTATTGATGTTACGTGACAAGTATAAAAATGAGCTTATTTCTATAAAGCGCGCAGAAAGAATAAAAAATGGTATGTCATCCGGCGGCAAAATTTTAGTGAGATTTTAAATTATGGGTTTAATAAACTGGTTGGCAACTCGTAATGGTTACGAGAAAAAAACCAATAAGCCGAGCACACATAAACGCTCTTTTAATAGCGCAAAAATAAACCGTCTTACCTCATCATGGACAACTCAACCTAAGCCGATAGATGCAGACATACGCAACGGTTTACGCCAATTGAGAGCACGCACACGCGAACAAGCCATGAATAATGATTATGTTCGCCGCTATTTTACTTTGCTGCGTAGTAACGTTGTGGGCGCTCAAGGCGTACAGTTTCAAGCTAGGTCCATGGACCCTACCGGTAATATGGATGAGTTAGCCAATGAGGCTATAGAGCACGGCTGGAAACAATGGGGAATGCAAGGCGTACCTGATGTTACCGGCTGTCATTCATGGCGATCAACACAACGCCAAGCGCTTGAAACAGTGGCCCGCGATGGTGAGGCGCTTTATATTTTACATGCTGGATGGAATGAAAATAATTTTCGTTTTGCGGTCGAGTCAATCGATATTGAAGCGCTGGACATAGAGTTAAATCGTGAATTGTCCAATGGTAATGTCATACGAATGGGTGTTGAGCTTAACCGGTGGCGGCGTCCAGTTGCGTATCATTTGCTGACTATGAGCAAAACAGATGATGATTATACGCACCGGGGAAAAGACTATAAGCGCATCACTGCTGACAAAGTTATTCATTTATTTAAACCGGAATTTGTGTGGCAAACACGCGGCATTCCTTGGTTATCATCTTCACTACTTCGTTTAAACATGTTGAGTGGCTATGAAGAGGCTGAATTAGTCGCGGCGCGTGTTGCCAGTAGCAAAATGGGATTTTTCGAAAGTACGGCGGGTGATGAATATACAGGCGATTCCGTTGATGATGATAAAAACGTAATCACTGACGCAGAACCGGGAACGTTTGAAATGTTACCGGCTGGAATGAAAGTAACTTCATGGGAACCGAACCACCCTAACGCAGCTTTTTCTGATTTTATAAAAGCGAATTTACGCGGTGTAGCGGCGGGTTTAGGTGTCAGTTATCACACTTTGGCGAATGATTTAGAGGGTGTTAATTACAATTCAGGTCGCTTGGGATCATTGGAAGATAGAGAAGCATATAAGAGTGACCAAGACTGGTTTATAGAGACGTTTTGCACAAAAGTGTATGAACACTGGCTAAAAGCTTCTTTGCTTGCCGGTGCTATCACTGTGCGCGGTAGACCATTGAAAGCGGAACGATTAGAAAAATATTTGCATGTTGACTGGCAACCAAAGCGTTGGGCATGGGTTGACCCTCAAAAAGACATGGCCGCGAACACTTCAGCAATTGAAAACAAAATCCGTTCACGCTCGGATATTATCCGCGAACGTGGCCAAGATCCTGAAAAAGTTTGGCAAGAATTAGCCGATGAACAAGCGCGATTCGATGAGCTTGGATTAAATGGCGCTGAACAAAATAATAACAATAATGAGGCTATAGAAGATGCCAGCGACGACACAAACGAAGAACCAGAACCAGAACCAGAACCAGAACCCGAACCAGAACCCGAAAAAGGAAAATAAATTTCCTGATTCGCTGGAACGTTCTATTTCTTTTACTCGTGAAGAAGTTGAAGAAGAATCGAGAACGGTATCACTTGCATTTTCTAGTGAAGCGCCAGTAGAACGCTGGTTTGGTCGTGAAATTTTAGACCATAGCCCGGAATCAGTAAGGCTAGACAGAATGAAAA